CCTTGTCCACGATATTTCTTACGATGTGGTTTTCTTTTATTTAATCTTTTTGTATGCACACCTGGGCGTTTCTTAGGTGTACGCTTATGATAATTGTTTACTCCGTATAGTGGTTTCTTTTTTGCCATTACTTATCAGGATCTATTATTTTGAAGTTAAAAGCAACTGATACCCTTGGCTCTTCAGACATATTTTGTCTTACAGAATGAGAGAAAGATGCTGGAAAAACAACTAACATACCAGGAAGAGGATTAATTCTAAATACAGAACTTGTATCAGGAGTTTTGTAAAAGTCATACAAATTTAAAAAAGCTGTAGCATCTGTCCTGTGAAATTCTAATTGTCCACTGTCTTTTGGAACTTTATAATAATAAACTCCTGAATAATGACAGCCTCCATGGAAATGACAATTGTTATATGAATACTTGTAATTTTCGTTAATCCACACATTAGACATTTCGAATTTAAAATGTGTATCTGTAAAATCCTTGATTGCTATAGCTGCAGGGCCACCAAGTAACTCAGTGATTTCTTTAGTAAGAAAAGGTTTTGTTTGATAACCACCAACATTAGATACCACAACGCCATCATCATTCTGTTTACTTTTTTGTAAAGTTGTTTCAATCCAATTATCTAATTTAGAGTCTTTGATTTCAGTAATAGAAATAGAATCACTAAATATAATTTGTTTAGCCATTCTCCTGCGATCTGTCGATTTGTGCGTAGGATATAATTCCCTGTATTTCATCCGCAGTGCCTGCTGTCATTTTTAAGACATCACCGCCTTCAAGAACTAAGGTTTGAGTTATAATATTAGATACAGTATTTGCTGCTATGGCTTTTCTAGAAATAGAAAAAGTAGCCGAAGCTGAAGTGTCTGTAACTTGCACAGATAAACTTACTGGGCTACCACTAGAGTTATCTACTTGTATTTGTTTTATAATAAAAGTTGCACTTGTTGGGCAAGATAATACAGATGTTGTTCCTGTACTATCTAAGTTAATTCCTTGATTTTTATATTGTATTGTCATGATAAAAAATAATTAAATGCATCTGCTTCATTTTTTATATCATTCTCATAAGAGAAGTTCAACTGAGTTTGAAGCGTTCGTAATGCTTGTAAAATTTGTCTTTGATCTTCTTGCGTATATTTTTCTTTTGGCTCAGGTATTTGTATAATGATTTTTGCCATTATCTTCTACCATCTATTCTTACATCGAATCTAAATGTGCCGTATCTCCAACTTTCATCAAGACTTTCATTTTCTATTTGTACAGCTGCCAGTCTTGCCCTAGCTCTTGTGTTAATTTTAGTTGTTGTACTACTTACTGTAAAAGGTCCTAAGGGACTTGAAGCTGCTGTGGAACCTTGTGGAAATGAATTTACAAATATAGTTACTTTTGCGTTACCTGCAATTCTTTTAAAGTCAGGTAAAAATCTACTTATACTCATCAAAAATTCTCCATCACCTGGAACTCCAGCATTACCATTTAAATCAAACTCTCCTGATTTAATAAAAGAGGTAATTGCAGTTTCAGTGCCATCTGCATTTGCTTGATTTACGCCTACCTCATGAGCATAATAAATAGACGCTCCATTTGAAATACCACTTACAACTGGGAATGTTGGCGTATCTCCAGAATTATAATCTGTTGCATAAGGTTTTTCATATACGGTAGAACCTATCCATGTTGTTCTGTCCAATGTTCCTGTAGTCCAAACATTTTCAGCAAAGTTATAAGTAACTACTTTATCTATGACATTAGAACCAGATGAAGGATAAAACCAATTTATTTCAGAATACAGTTCATTAATACCACCAAAAACTATCTGACCTGAGTTATAGTTTATACCAGGATTGTTACCATCTGTAGTAAATACAAAATCTTCTACTAAACACGGAAGTGATTTGACAGTACCATCATAAACATAAAAGCCTCCTGTTTTACCCATCCAATAAACTGCACCATTTGCAAACACTCCTGCATGATTTCCTAACAATCCATTATTAGAACCAACCTTACGAATAGAGAATGTAAATGGAGGTCCAACAAATTGCATTTCGTATGCAGCAGTATCGGTTAAAACTAAAATATAATCTTTACCTTTGAAAGCTCCCATGATTCTAGTTCCGTCATCTAACCTAAATGTTCCTGCGGTGTTCGTTGATGTTGGTGCATAATCACTTGTGCTTTCTTGATCAGAAAACCTAATAAACATTTTATCTTGCGTTGACGGAGTACCAATAGTCGTTTCAGTTCCTAAATGAAATAAATGCCTGTCTCTGTCTGATACTATTGTCATTACAGATCTTGTTGGCATACCTGTGCCTATGGTTGCTCTCGTATTTAATGCATTGCCTGATGCAGGGTTCCAAGTAAATGTTTTTCCGTTGTGTATTGTAGCAATTAAAATACTTCCAAAATTATCAAAAGACCAGTTGGCAGGCTCAATTGTTACCGTGCTTGATGCAGAAGCGTCACCCCAACCTACAAAATCTGTAATGTCAGTCACAGTTGCCCCGTTAGTGTGCTCCGCTGCTGTCGTTCCATTTATGCCTCTAGTTATCCCACTGATTGTGTTTGTCCCTGTGGTGTTGGTTGTGTAGCTCATATCTTCAGAACCAATTCTTAATTTACCGTTAGTCAAAGGTAGGTTTGCTGTGCTTGTGAGAACCACTGAAGATGCACCAACAAGCATATTACCACCATTGTTAATTGTTGTTGTGGTAGCTGCAATTGATCGTCCTCCAAAAAGGTATGTGCCCCACCCGTATCCATAAGTTTGATTTAATGGTCCTACAGGTTCATAGGGATTTACATCTAAAGTTCCGTCTGTAGTTACACCTGATTTTGATTCAAGTGTGGGCATTGTAATTGTAAAAGTGTTTGTAGTAGGAACAGATTGTACTTCAAAAAGTTTGTTGTCAAAATCTGTTGCTGTATAAACTGTGTCAGCCGTAGTAAAAGATCCAGCGTTTGCAAAAGTTGTAATTTCTCCTACTTCTAAATTATGTGCGCCCGTTGTATTTATAGTGACTGTTGTTTGTCCGTTGGCCGTTGTTATACTTGCACCCGTTTGGAAATTATCTGTCTCTAAAGGAGTTACATCGTAAAAAGCACCTTCATAATAAATAACTAAAACTTTGTCAGTACCTATTGCAGCATATCTTTTACCATCGGTATCTGCCCAAACATGTTGTCCTCTAGCAGCACCAACTATTTTATCGTCTACTAAAGCTTCCCAACCACCTATTTTTTCAGGCTCGCCATATCTAAACCTTACATTGTCACCATCTACCCAACGACCTTCTGCGTCTGAAGGTGTGGATTGTTTATCAAACCCTGGTGCTATATTTACTTTTGCTAAAGCCATGATGCATTATATCATTTTATATAACAGTTTTAAATATCTTGAAAATTCTAATCAGGCTTGAAAGATTTGTGCTGTGCGGAGTTAAGATTAAAAGGTATTGCATATTTAGTTTCCCCTTGATTCGGATCTGCCTTATGTTTTAACCATGCTGAAAAACTTATAAAAGTTCCTTTTCTAGGAGTTATACTCATATTTAACTCAGGAAATACTAATTTTTGATCTACATCGTTTAAATACAATATACCTGAATACATAGACGATCCATGATCATGTAGTTTTGTGTAATCATTTTTATCAATCTTTATACCCCAAGCATCTGCTAAATATACATGCTCGTATTCTATATGGTTTGTTAGAGCATCTAATCCAGATTTAAGCACTTGTATAAAATTAGGGTTATCTACAAATGCATTCCATGTAGTCATTTTGCCTTCTACATTAGTTCTATAACTTAAGTTTTTCTCTGCTAATTTTTTTTCTATTTCTTGTATGAAATAATCTGAGTCAATATCCAGAGTTACCTCATGAAGAAACATTTCTCGTTCTATCTTTTTTTGTATAATTTTATTTATTTGTTTTAGCATCTGGACCTACAATATCTTTTTCTTCTACTTGTTTGATAAGTGGAACATCAAAGTTTAAATTCCAATCCATTATACATTTTAAAAGTTTGCCACTAAACGATTTAAAACTTGCTTGGTCAAATCTTAATCTTCTGTATTTAATAATTATCCATACTTCTCTCCAAGTAAATACTATATCTGCTCCACCTGTTTTATTATCTTGTTCTATTTTCATTTAACCCTTTGTTGTTCCTAATAATATTCTTTTATCTTTGTACCATTCTTTATGAGGGCCGTCTGCATTTACATAATGTAAGAAGACTTGTGCGTGCCAATCACCTTCAAAGTTATTTCTCCAATGTGCTAAATCACATCCTTTATAAATAACAGCGTCTCCATTTTCTAACTCTATTTCTGCACCCTCCATGTAAATAGGCCATTTAATACCATCAGAATTTATTTTAACAGTTACACTATATTCACATGATGGTCTATCTTTATGTTTTTTTAAATCTGCACCATAGGTATACATTCTCCAAAAGGTATAAGTAGGAAGTAATTTTAAATTTGTTTCTTTTTCCATTAAATCTTTTTTAGTAATCAATAATGAATCAGTTACAGGATCACCATAAAACATAGTATCACCTTGATCACTTTGCTCGGTATCAAAACTAGTATAATTAGTTCTGTGTTTTAATCTTGTATAATGGGTTAACAAATCTATTTCCTCTTTTGTAAGAAAATTTTTAATGTGTTTATATCCGTTAATTAACGCATCCATGATACTACTGAATATCTCACTCCTTTAGTCAATGGCTCAACTGCATGAGGGAACATGAAATTACTTGGCCAAATAACTACATGTCCTGGTTTAGTCTCCATTTTTATAATCTTTCCATCTAAGTTGAAGCATAGATTTCCACCTTCAAAATCATTGTTAAGCATTAAAATACAACTATATTTTCTATTGAATGTTGGACCATCATCAACATGAAATTTATAATGACCTCCTATTCCATATCTTAAAGCTTGCATATCCATAATGCCTGCTTCACGAATATCTGGAAACTCTCTTATATAATTAGACATTTGTTGAACAATTAGATAGTTTATATAATTATACCAATGCACATTACTTAAAGAATCATTTAATGGATCTAAACCTAAAATTTCAACATCTCTAACTTTTTTATCTACAATATCTTGTTTTTTATGACCACCAGCTATGCCCCCTGAAACAAATTTTTTGTCTTTAAAAGTTTTATTTAAATATTGTATAAACTTACCAATAGTTTTTGGATCAGGTATTGCTGGATATACTTTGATATATTTTTCTAAAGACATAAGGAATATTTATAGAAAAATGTTGTAAAAGTAAACTTTAAAGAATAAAACTTTTATCAAAACCTTCAACAGATTCATTATCAATCCAATATCTTTCAAAATTCACATTAAGTGGGAAAGAGATAGAAGATGAATCGACATTTTCTAACGCTGTTTTAAAGGCTTCTAATCTTGTGTTTAAATCAGAAAACTCAGGTCTGCTTAGTTTAGCACCGTGGTGAGCTAAAAATTTATTAAGCTTTTTAATATAATCATTTTTGTCGTTTTCAAACATTTCAGATGTTAAGTTTTCACCATCAGTCGCTGCAGTCTCAGGATGTAGTAGTTTATCACTTAAAACAACATTATCTCCATCTAAACTTGCAAGTTTTTCTCCACAAATAAAACTATTAAAATCATCATCACTTACAGTTTTTAATCTACCGTCAGCTTTGATAAAATCAAAATCTCCTCTATGTAACTTAAGATCGTTTTCGTTTCTAACACCCATACAAGGTAGTCTATTTATGTTAAAATATATAAAAGCCATTAGCTTAATTTATCCTCAAATATTAAAATTGCACCTGGACGACCATCGTTGTCAGACATATTTGGACCTGACTGATTACCACCCACTCCATAAACACCAAACTCATTTGAATTTGATGGAGCATTAGGGTCAGCTACGAAAAGAGCTTTGAATGGAGCTACAGCTGCATTTGTTCTGTTTTCTAAGTTTCCTGGAAATCCAGTTGGTTGTGATAAATTTAATAACAATGCTGGACCACTTGCAGTGCCACCAGTTCCACCTCTTGAATAACCTTGTTGGTTACTAGGGGGTTGATTGGGTGCTGGAACAGAAGAAGCACCTCCGCCTCCAGTACAAGTCATCGTTGCTGGGTTGCCAAATGTAGAATCTGATCCTGCTTGTCCTGAATAAACCATTGATTGATTACCTTGACCGCCACCGCCTGCTCCCATTGAATAAGGTGCAGTAAAAGGTGAAGGTGCTGGAGAAGTTATTGGAGCACTAAACACTCCGATTCCACCATTTCCTCCTGGTCCTTTTGCATATGATCCTGGTCCAGTTCCACCGCCACCAGCTCCACCACACATATAAACCATAATTTTAGTTGTGCCTGGTTGTGCAGCGTAAGTGTCACTGCTTGGTCCTTCAGCAAAAAAAGTTCTAACCATGTCATTTGAACCTGCAGCTCCTGTCGCTGCTGCAGTCAATCTTCCATCTTCATCAACTGTAATGTTAGCTGTTGTGTAAGATCCCGCTGTTACCGCTGTTGATTGTAATTGCGCTGGTCCTACAGAGTTTGGAGCCATTTTGTTTAGTGTTACATTTGATTGTGTAATTTGATTAGTTGTAATTGCATTTGCTGCAAGTTTAGTAGTTGTAACATTTGATTGTAATATTTTTGCAGTCGTTACTGCGTTACTTGAAATCTTAGCTGCAGTAATAGTGTTGTCT